CTCCTTAACCTCTACATATCCATAGTTTCTATCGCTATGTCCTGTTAAGATATTCCAAAGTTTTTGATACCATTTTAAGTCGGTTCTTTTTACTTTTTTACATATTCCCATTATTTACCTCCTTTGAGTTTATTTATTTCTTCTTTTAATAAATCAATTTGTTCTTGTTGCATTTTAACTTGTTGTTTTAACATTTGTATTTGCCATGTGTTTAATGCTATGATTTCTTGCTTTTCTAATCGAAGATAATCATCGTTTTCATCTTGATATACTATATCTAAATCTAGTTTGTTATTATCACTAGCTTCTTTTACATCTTGAGCTATAAAACCTATATGTTTTTTATCATCTCCTGCTTTCCATTCAAATGATACAGGTTTTAATTCATCAAAGAAATTATTATATTTTTCCTCTAATAAATTGATATGTTTCTTTAATCTTTTATCTGAAGAACCAGCTTGTCCTACTCTCCACCATGCAACTGATGCCCATGCACCTGTGCCATTTACTTTATATCCTAAATAATTTGGATATATTTGAGCATTGCTACTATATATACCTGTTCCATTTATAGTCCATGAACCAAACTTTCCACTTACTGCTGTTAAATAACCACCAGTTGTTACACTAAATGTTCCATTACCATTATTGATTGCTCTTGATGTTAAAGTTCCAGATGTTATCTTACTAGCATTAATTTTTTGTGCTGAAAAGTTATTAGTAGTAATAATAGAACTATTTACTTGACTTGCTGTAATTGATCCTGTTGTAATTCTATTTCCATCTATTGTTGTAGTTGTATTATGGTTAATTGCTGTTAGTACACCTTCCATATTAAGTTTTGGTGCATCAATAGTTGCTGCTTCTGTTGATAAATTGATTTTAGATATTACCTCATTATCTCCAACTTTTTGTGCTACCTCTAAATTAATTGCATCTGCTGTTTGTGTAATAGTTGAATTAAGTCTTGTATAACTATCTTCAGCATCTGATTTAGTTTCGTATGTTTGTGATACTTCACTCTCTATTTGTGTTGCTGTTTGTGTTATTCTACTATCCACTGTTTGAAGTTCAGTCTTTGTTGCATACTCTCCAGATACTTCAGTTCTTATATTACTTGCTGTTTGTGATAATTCAGATCGTGTTGCAAATTGACTAGTATATATATTACTTGCCATTGCTCTAACCATTAAATATCCATAGTTATAACCTAATAATCTAATTTCATAGTTACCAGTAGTTAAATAAAACTCTTCTGGTGTAGGGAATGTATAAGTATGATATTCTTCTTGACTTAATAAACTTACACTACCATCAGCATTGTATGTACATCTCTTTGTAATTTGTACTGTTTCACTATCATAATCAAAGTAAAACTCATCATAATGATCCTCATCATAGAATAGTAAATCATCTTGTAATTCATATAAGAATACTTCATTAGTTGATGTATTTGTAAACTGAATTGTTCTTTGTGGACTGTATAGTGAATTACTAGGATATAAATTATTTCTAGGATATAAAAAAGAGATATTATCTCTAGTTGGATGTACTTTAATCATTATTGGTTGAGATTCATTAACATTGGTTAAGTTAATAATTGCATATGTACTCTCTGAACTAGTTGTTATATCTGCTATATCTTGTATCTTACTATTTAACTCTCCTACACTTTGTGTAAGTATAGATATTTGACCTGTATTGTTAGCAACTTGAGTTGTTAAACTATCATATCCTTGAATAACACTAGTATTTAATATACCAGTTGATATGAAATCAGCAACTATACTGCCATCCATTGTCATTGCAAGTCCATAAGGTCCATTTATTCCTGTACTAGAATAACCTAAACCATTGATATTCCATCTCCATACTCTTACTGCTTGGTTTGGATCTTCATTATCCATTATGTATAACTCATCTCTTGTTTTATATACATATCCACCCATTGCATTAGTTAATAAACTAGTTGCATTGTCTTGAGCTTCTTCAAGTATACTTGCTGGATTAATGTTTTGTATTTCTATATCATATTTATTCATTTGAGTTGCAAATGTTGGTTGAAATGTACCTATCTCAAATGATTCTACTAAATCAGTTAATGGATTATATGTTGTCTTAATTACTCTTGTTGTATAGTTTAATCCAAATATTTCAGCATGTATTGTATCTCCTAATGATACCCTTTCTAAATAAGAATATTGTTTATATTGTTCAGTTTTACTTAATTCTAACCAATCTACTTTAATATTAATTTGTGGTAGATTAATTCCACCCTCATAAAGTAATCTTACTTGCTCTCTTAATGCAGCATATGCATCTTCAAGTGTGTGATATGCATTTTCATCATCTGGATCGTATTTGATATCACTAAACTCAAATATTCCTATTTTAGGATAAGGATAATCATTTATATTACTTGCATCTATGTATTTCTCTGGTAACATTAAACCATCATATCCTAGAGGCATTATTCTAGTATAAATACCTGTTGCATCTGTGGTTACATTGATACCAGTTATATTCTTACCATAGATAAGTTTTTCCCCTCTATCTGCTCCTACTCTACTATTTAAACCTATATTAAAATTGTTTCTTGATATTTCTATTCCAAATAGATTTATCATAGAGTTTTCTTCTTGACCTAGTATTATCTCTACTAGGTTTTTTCTTACATATCTACCAGTCTTTTGTATTGATACATCACTTGTTGTGGTAAATGGTAGTATGTAATTTGCTCTTGCTATAATCCAATCTAAAAATGGTTTTGGACTTAAGTTTTGAGGATATATATCTTCTGCTATATCATCCAATAGTAAATAGAAAAGATGACTACAAGTAATAGTCATCTTATCATATGTTTTTACTATGTTTTTGATTATAAAGCATTGTTGTGAACCATCAGCAACTTTGCATTTAACTAATCTACCCTCAAGTAGTTCATCACTCATTATTCCCATTGTAGGATATTCAAATGTAAGTGAATATTCTCCATTTAATTCATTAACAACTGTTGCATTAATAACATCATTAATGTAACCTAAACCATTTCTAGTAAAGTCAGTTGTTCCTTTTTCGTATAATATCATAACTACCTCCTATAAATATGATTTCTTATATTCAATAGTTAAAGCTGTTACTGTTCCTGTTACTGTTAGTGCATTACTACCAGTTATTACTTTAGGGAAATCTCCACTCATTGAGTTAGATGCATTAACACCACTATTTGTAATAACTTTTGCACCACAATCTAATACATATTCTCCACTAGCATTATATATACTAAATTGTATTCCATTTAAGTTAATTGTTATTGTTCCAGATCCAGTTACTCTTATTATTGGAAATGAATCTGTATAAGTATCACTAACAAAAGTAGTAGATGATGTACTACTTATTATTGTTGGTGTTACTGCTTGTGCTATTGGTTGTAATAAGAATTGAACTGGGAACTTTCTAAAACTAATTACTTTTTCAAATGGAATTGTATTTGATATTTGACCTTTATATTCTTTTTCTCCATCTATTTGTAATGTTCCATAACCATCTAACCATGCAGCAATTTCTTCTCTATTACCTACACCATCTTTAAAATGACATTTCAAAGTAAATGGTATTGAATCATATGTCTTACTATCAATAGATGTATATCCACTTTTACCTGGAATATTGTAATTAGTAAATATCTTTTTTGCTTTTGGTACTATTGGTACTTCTTCAATAACTATTCCTTTGCTATTGAATGTTACACCATTCCATTTATAGTTATCATTCATTCTATGCACCACCCTTTGCTAATGCTGTATTCTTTCTATAAAACTCTAATTCTTCTGCAAGTTGTTGTACATCAGTTGCACGATTATTGTAAAACTTATCTATCGTGATATATAGTGGATTACTATTTGCAGTTGGATTAATTGTAGGATTTACTGATGATTCAACACCAGTTGATAAATCATTCATTGCTTTTTCAACATCTCCTATTGTATCTTCAATACCTAGTGCTAGACCTTCTCCTACCATTTGACCTTGCCATCTCATCTCTTTTGATGGAGATGCAATTCCAAATATGTCTTTAAAACCATCTATTATCCAGTTACCAAATCCTTTGATTTTATCCCATAACCAATCTCCCATAGATTTGATACCTTCCCATAGACCTTCTACTAATTGTTTACCTACATCAGCAATAGATTTGATACCTTCCCATAATCCTTCTCCTAATTTAGCAATTAATTCTGCTGCTGCCTCTAACATTTTAGGTGCTGCATTAATTAATGCTTTAACTAGTTTAATTACTATTTCTGGTACTTTTTCTATTAATCTAGGTAATGCATTCATTATTCCATCAGTTAATGCAAGTATTAATTCAAGTGCTGCATCAACTAGTAGATCTAAATTATCAATTAATGTTTCTACCATTAATATTAAGCAATCAACTATTGCTGGTATTAAATCTGGTGCTGCTTTAGCAATACCTCGTGCAAGTTCAGCAACTATTTTTATTGCTGCTTGTAACAATATTGGTAAGTTATCTAAAATGAATGTTACTAGATTCATTAGCATATCTATTGCCATATTAATAAATTGTTCACTATCATTATTAATAAACTCTATTAAACCTTGTATTAATTGTTTTGCACCATCAACTATTATAGGAAGTAACTCTCCTACCATACTAGCAAGTTGTGGTACTAATGTTTTGAATAAATCAACTAGACCTTTAATAATACCTGGTGCTAGTTTCTTTAATGCATTAAGTACATTTTTTAAGAATGTTGCTATTGATGAAGATAAATCTTCAACACCACCACTACCATTTAAAAAGTTATTAAATGCTGCTTTCATTGATGCTGCTGAACCTGTAATTGTTTCTTCAGCTTCTTTTGCTGTTGTACCTGTTACACCTAATTTGGTTTGTATTACATTGATAGCAGTATATACATCTGCTAGATTACTAATATCATATTTAACACCAGTTATTGCTTGTGCATCCTTTAGTAATCTTTCCATTTCAGTTTTAGTACCACCATAACCTAATTTCAAGTTATCTAGCATTGTATAGTTTTGTTTTGCAAATCCTTGATATGCATGTTGGATGCTATCCATTGATGTACCAAACTTATTAGCATTATCAGACATATCTCTAAATGCCATATCTGCTATATTTGCTGCTTTGTCAGTATTATTACCAGTTGCTTGTAATAAACTTGCTGCAAATGATGTAACACCTTCCATGTATTCATTTGCACTTACACCTGCTGTTTTATATGCTTTTTGTGCATTCTTTATAACCTTGTCAGCACTCTTACCAAATAAAGTTTCTACACCACCAACATTTTGCTCATATGATGCATATGATTGAACTGCATCTTTTAATATCTTACCTATTGCTGCTGAAATAGCACCTACTGCTGCACCAATAGTTTTAGCAACTGTTAATGCTACATCTCCTGCTTTCTTAAGTCCTTCAGTTAGTTTTGAGAAGTCTATTCTATTCATACTTCTCATTTCTTTATCCATGCTTTTTAATGCATTTTCAGACTTTGCTATTTCAAGAGATAGTTGATTATAACTTGCTTTTTGTTCATCAGTTAGTTTTGCATAACTTCCCATTTGCCTTTGTGCTTCTTTAAGTGTTTCTAGTCTTTCAGCAGTTGCTGCAATACTTCTACCTAATACATCTTGTTTTTGTGCAAGTAGTTCAGTATTCTTTGGATCTAATTTTAATGCTTGATTTAATGCTTTTAAATCTCCATTTAAAGAATAGACTTGTTTATCAACACCTTTTAAAGCTTCTTGCAATTTGGTAGTATTACCACCAATTTCAATAGTAATACCTTTTATTTTTGAACTTGCCATCATATCACTTCCTTCTTTTTCTTATGAATACTAAAAAAACTACCCTTACGAGTAGTCTTTTTACTACTCATAAGAGTAGTAATTTATTAACCAGTAATAGTTGGTTCATAAACTTTATCAAAGAAACTATCATAAGTAGTTCCATTTGTTTCAGTTCTTTCCATTGCAACTCTAACTAGTTTATCTGTTGAACGAGGTGCTACTGTAACATCAACTGTTTCAGTTTGTGGTGTTTTACTTGATTCAATAGTTGCACCAACATTAGATGGTCTATTTGCTGTTACATTGTAATACCAAAATCTTTTATTTGCTTGGTCGCCATCAATTTGAAATCCTAATGCAAATGCATTTGTTCCTCTTGTTGCATCTTCAACTAATGCACCATTATCATCTATGATTTCATTTAGTATTTTAGTTCTAAAATCTTCATTTAATAGTGCCATTTCTAGTGAACCAGTATATCCTTGATTTGCTGATTCATTGAAATAAAGTATATTATCTGCATAAAAGTTTTCTTCTTCTCCTGCTCTATCAAGTGTTAGATTAACTGCACCTGGTATAGCAAAGACAGTTCCATATGTATATCCACTACTAGTAACACCAGTAATTGGAGCAATATGAACTTCACTTAAACCAAACTTTACTTTATTTGCCATAATTTACCTCCTTATATTTCATAAAAATTATGATAAATCTTTTCATCTTCATCCCATACTTCATCATTAATATCATATGGAATCTTGTTTTGTGTTAATAATCCTTCAATTTTTCTTTCTAACTCAATATCTTTTTTTTCAGTTACTAATTCAATTTCATAATCGTAAGGTCTATAATATGTAATTCCATCTGCTTTAAAAGTATCTGGACTTACTTCTCTATAAACAACAAATGGTAATGGTATTTCTTTGTTAGATACAAAGTGGTCATAAGCAACTGGAATATTTAATGTCTTTAATAACTCATATATTTCTTCATGTGTCATATTAACCTCCATTTTTGATTATTCTTTCTACATCTTTTTCAAATCGTTCTACACTCTTCTCTTCAACTGGTTTTATATGAACTTTTGGTGTTGTACTACCTCCACCTCTTTTTGCATGTGGTCTTTCAAGTAAATGTGTTAATTGGTATTTCTTATTATGAACTACACACTCAACACTACCTCTATTCTTTTTAGTTGTTACTCTCCAACCTTTTGCATATTCTCCAGTTCTTTTTGGAGATACGAGCTTTAACTCATCTCTAGCACTTTGTGATACTTCTTCAGCATCTTTAGTTATTGCTTCTTGAATATCTAAAGAATAATCATTTAAGATGTCTTTAACATCTAGTATGCTAGTTGCCATTAACACCAATCTTTCTAGCACATACCAGTACAATATCAAACTTGTTCTTTGGATCTACTGTTCTTATTACTGAATATCTTTTATCCTTGTAATGAACTTCCTCTTGACCAGCATAGTCTATTCTCTTTATAACAAACTCTACTGATGGTGTTAAACCAGTTTCTACTGCACTATAAAACTCATTTGTTCTTACACTTTGCTTTTTAGCATAACTTTTAGTTAATGTTGAAAAAGAGGTTGTAACATTTCCTATTGCATCCTCTTCTTCAACTTTATTAACTAGGTAAATGATTTCTGTATATTCCATTAGATAACCTCTTCATAGTAACTGCTTATATGTCTTAAAGTATCTTTTTGTATTGAATAAGAGTTAGCATATAACTCACTATTATCTACATCTAAAAAACTTAAAACATATGTGATTATTGCTGTTTCTATTAAAGTATCTGGATTATCAACAAGAGTATCAACTATGCCAATACTCTTTAAATCTAATTTAGCAGCATCTATCCACATGTTGATAGTGTCATCAAAATCATCATGTGTAATGCCTTGTATCTTTTTTAATTTCGTTAGTAATGTATCTTGCATAGTTTACCTCCTAAATTAATTTTATTATTCTGGTTTTACTACTAATGCAAATGCTTTATCTGCTACTGCATTCATACCAATATATTGTCTACCTAAGATTCTAATAATATCATCAGTCATTAATGTAGTATCATCAAACTTAAGGTCAACACCATCTCCATTAGGTAAGTTAACTAAAGCACCTAAACGGAAATCTCCAACGATCATATATGCTTTTCCTGCAGTTGCATCTGCATATGCTGGTAATGAGTTATTGAATACAACTCTTGCACCTTCAAAGATATCAGCAGGATAACTTGCAGCATATTGTGCTTGTTTGAATGCACTATATGTTAATTTGTTCATTACGATTGTAATGTCTGTTGCTTCATCACTTAAGTTAGCAATAGCTTCTGCTACTGTTCCTAATGCTGGAGCAGATGTTACTTGATTTGCACTAACTGAACTTGCTGTTGCAGTTGATGGTAAATTAGCAATAATACCAATTAATTTATCAGTTGCTTTCTTTACGATTTTTTGAGTAAGTTCATCATAAATATATCTTAAAAATGCTTCTCCTCTCATATCGTAAACTTCATCACTTATACCAATCCATTTTTTGATTGATACTGGTTTAAGTTCAACAATTCCTAAAGTTAATTCTTCTTCTGGTACTGATGTTTCACTACCTTCAGTATGAACTGTTGCTTCTCCAGCAGTTAATTCAAAGTTAACTTTTAAGTTTCCTGTTACATTAACTTTGTTAACTAATGACATAATGTCAGATTTTTCCCATGCAGTTTTAACAAAATCATAAACTAATTCTGGTACTGCTACTTTGCCACCACTAACATTTTCAGTTAATAATGATCTTAATTCCTTATCATCATTTGTTTTAATATATTCTGCATATGCATCAATATATTCTTTTGAGTTTCTTAACTCTTGGTTGTTTTCCATTTTTCTTTCCTCCTTAACAACTTCTTTTACAGATTTTTCTTCCATTTCCTCTGTAATTTCTTTTTCTTGCTCTTGTTCTTCAATTTGAGTTTCTTCAGCATTAAGTGCTTCAACCTCTTCATTTAGTTTTTCAACTTCTTCTAGGTTGTCAGTCTTTTCTACTTCTTCTCTAATCTCCATCTTACGAGCTTCAATTTCTTCTTTTCTAGTCATTCTTGACCTCCTAAATTGTATTTGCTATTTAAGGCATAACTGCCATTATTCCTCTCCAGGATTTATTAAACGATTTAGTTACTCTCCAGTAACAAAAAAACACCTCTCCAGGTGCTTTCCCATAATCGTATTAACCTAACTTTGTTAATAGTTCTTGTTTTGCTTTTTCTAGTTGTTCTTTTCTTGATTTCTCTTCTTGTTCTTGTTCATATTGTTTTCTTAATTCATTTCTTCTTGCCATAAAATCATCATTTTTACTTGCTAAACTAACATCAGTATCATTATAGAATGGTTGGTCTACTACTGACACATCAAATACTTTACCTATCTTTGTAATTGTTCTAGTGTCAGTTTCATAATCATACTCATCTTCTTCTACTGTAAATGCAAATGATTGTTTATCAATTAATCCACTCTTTATAGCATTATAAATGTTTCTATGTTCAGTAATATCATTTTGTAATGTTGCATCCATAAATAAACCTTTATCATCAACATTTAATTCTAAAGATTTATTTCTAGTTCTTGCTAATACCATAAAACTATCATTATGGTTATATCTTAAAACTACATCAGACATATCAGCATCATCAAATGCACCTTTTGCTATTAATTCAGTATAATCATATGTTTCTGGACTGTCATATACTGCTGCATAACCTTTGATTTCTAATTTATCTTCTTCATTATCCTCTGCTCTAAATTGGATATCTAATTTTCTAATTTCCTTCTCCTTCATTTTCATTACCTCCTTCATCTGTTCCTACACTATCATTAACCTCGTGATTCTGGTCTATTAAGAATACATCTCCATTCTCAATAGGTGCTAGGTTAAATACTTCTCTTTGTTCATTTATTGTCATTATGTTACTTGCATATCTAATTAACTCTATCTTTGTATTGTTACTTGCATATTGTAATCTATTACTTTCAAACATTATTTCATTACCATAATTCTTTTCAGTTGGTGTGAATATCTTATTAGTAAACTCTAAACTCATTTGTAAACCTATTGGTTCAAGTACACTTTCATAAAATGCATTCCATTCATTTTCACTATAACTACTTTGAATAATGTTCCTATTGATTCCATAATAAGATAACACTTTATCATTGATTTCTTTGATTTGTTCATCACTAGCAGTAGTTGGTGTGATATGTATTGGTGTGAAATCAGTTGTTGCATCAAGTCCACCTATTCCTGATTTATCTCCATCTGTTATGAAATCTTTAATAAATTGATCTCTCATTTTCTTAACATCTTCTGGTTTAAGTAAAGCTTTAGTTGTCTTTAATACACCTTTGATAGCACTTGTTGTTTTAATTGCATTAATGATACCTTCATCCATAATATGTTTCTTTGATAGTACCTTAACAATAGGTGTTGTACTGCCACCAAATAAACCATCTTCTCCAATGAATCTAGTTAAATGAATACAACTATCCATTGGTACATACTTTGACTTTCTACCAAATGTTAATTTCAAATACAATTTATCCTGGTATTCATAATACTTACCTTCGTTATACATTAATGGATATAAACCTAATACTCTTAAGTCATTATCTCTTTTAATGTAAATAAAAACATCATTATATAACTCTAATGATGCTATTACTTGATAGTAGAATTGATATGCATTTTGATATTCATTTGGTTGCTTTGCTAGTAACTTATAAGTCCTTCCTTTAAGGTTTTCCATTTTACCATTAAAGTTCCTTATATGTTTTGGATGCATTTTAGCACCATTTCGTGCTATTGCATCTATACAAGCAAGCACATCTGGATCTCTATCATAATCTCCACTATATTTGGTAAATACTGCTCTATTATCATTCAGCAATTTAACCTCTGTATAGTTTTGTACATTGGTTTCTTCTTTATCACTACCAAATAATCTCTTAAACAAACTTCTTCTTTCCATTTTTTAAACCACCTCACTTATATAGTTCAAATACTCTTGTTGTTTATTGACATATATTACATATGCATCCATTAGACTTGCTACACCATCTATCCTTTGTCTTGCTTTTTCTTTTGACAACATTATATTCTCATTGTCATCAGTTTTTATTGCAGCATTAGACAAGTTCCATTTGGTTATTGGATTGTTGTTATAATTAATCTTCTTATCCATTAAATCTGCTTTCATTTGTTTTAGAGGTGCTGATTCAGTTTTATAACCTTGTCTTACCTCCACCATATCAAATCCATAAGATTTCATTTCATCACACCAGAATTGTGCATTCCAACTATCATAACCAATCCATAGTGGTCTTAAATCATTTTGCTCTACTTCTTCTAAATACCATTTAGTTACATCATGATAATCTATCTTACTATCTCCAGATAATCTCAAGTAACCATTCTTTAACCATTTATCATATGGTATCTTATCATCAATTACTTTCTTTTCTAGTGAACTACCAGGTATCCAATACATTTGTTTAACAAGTATCTTTCCTTTTTTAACACCTAACAAAGTAGCACATGTTAAGTCAGTTGTACTTGATAAATCACAACCACCTATGCAATAACTGTTTTTCCATTCACTATATATCTCTTCATTATTCAGATCATCAAATGATAACCATGCATTTATGCTGTTTTGTCTTATATTAAAGTCCTTACATAATAGGTTAACTAACTCAATAGGATTTGCTTTAGCTCTTTCAACCTTTTCTCGTAAGTTCTTTAATGACTTAATTTTACCTAGTGCTGGATTTGCTTTATACCAACACTCTTCTTCAGTCCATTCCTTTTCTTCATCTAGTTCATAAATGATAGGTAATAATGTTTCATCATCTATTGTTCCATCTATTACTTGACTTGCATAATCATACTCAATATCAAATACATTTTGTCTTATTGTTCCCATTGTACTTGTTTCAAGTAGTAATGGTTGTGTTCTTGCACTCATACTATCATACATAACATCAAGTAAGTTCTTATCTTTCCATGCATGTACTTCATCAGCAACTACTAAATGTGCATTTAAACCATCTAGTGAATTACTATCACTTGCTAATGCTCTAAATGAACTATCTGTTGCATCATAATAAATGCCACCAATTAAACACCTTATTACTTTTGCAAGTGCTGGACTTTTCTTTATCATCTTTTTAGATTCTTCCCAGACTATCTTTGACTGGTCTTTTTTTGTTGCAACACTATATATTTCAGCACCACCTTCATAATCAGCAGTTAACATATATGTTGCTATTGCACTATCTAATACAGATTTACCATTCTTTCTTGCTACAAAGAATATTGCTTTTTTATATTTCCTTAATCCTGTATCTTTATCTACAAATCCATATAAGGATTGTAAAAATGCTTTCTGGAATAATTCAAGTTTGAGTGGTTTTCCATTCCATTGACCTTTTGACTGTCTACAATATTTCTCTATAAAGTGTATACATCTTAAACTCTTCTTTTCATCAAATACATATGTGTGAGTTTCATTCTCTCCAGTTGACTTATTAAAAAAAGACACTTGCTTTGGTGTCTTTATATCTTTCACTAACTTTTCATACATTGTTTTTATTTTTTTGCATGTTTTATTTGGATTCTCTTTAATCCACTCGTAATACTCTTCAATATATGTCATAGTGATTCTAAATCAAACTCTTCACTAGTATTTGTTGACTTGTCTATCATTTCTTTTAGTTTAACGATCTTGTTAAATGCACTATCACTTGTCTTGGTATATTTATCTACTGCTGGATGTACATAAATGTTTTCTCTACCCTTTACATACTCTTTTGTTGTTGTTGCACCATCTTCTCTAAATGATTTTTCTAATGCATCCAACATTTCAATTTGTACTTCTAGCAAATGATAACTTGTTAAGAAACTTGCATCATCTTTTAAACCACTTTCTTCAGCTTCTTTCAATATTCCTTTTGCCAATTCTTTTACATTTCTTTCAGTTTTTTTCATTTTTCCTCAACTCTCTCTAAAATCCAAAAAAAATCACATATTTTGCACAGTTTTTGTTTG